TCATGATAACTGTATTTTCATTGAGAGGTCACCTATGAAAGAATTGAATTTTTGCGAAGTTATTTCTTTGGTTTTTCTAGTAGTGTGTAAATAGACTTTTTTCGTTATGTCATCATTTTGATGGCCTAATATTTTTTGTATCTCTTCTAAAGGTACATCTGCTTCAGCAGCAAGCGAAGTGAATGTGTGCCTAAAAGTATGCTGGGTAATATGTTTGTTTATGTCCATCCGTTTTAAAATCCTTCTCATTCTGGTATCCATCTTTTTAATGTTCTCAGGGTGGCCGTCAGGACGAGCGAATATAAAATCATCATCACTGAATGTTCGCCCATTCGCATATGCTATTTTAGCTTGTTTGAGCTTCAGTCTTTTCAACAAAGATGCTAAAAAGTCCGACAAAGGTACATCTCTAACAGCAGCTGGCGTTTTTGGTGGCAACAGTTCATAGTCAGATGCTTTGTTTGATGGGCAATAAAGCGTTTTGGTAACTCGAAATGTTTTGAGGTCGTCTCCCTCTAAAGTTAAGTCTCTCCATTTGCCGGCCAATCGCTCACCGGAACGAGTGCCTGTAAATGCAGCCATACAGAAATATTCAAAGTCGAGAAAAAGGCCGTGTTTTTCTGTAAGGTCTAAAAACTCAACAAGTTCTTCTCCTTCAAGAAAGTTTTCGACTTCTTCTTGTGATTCAATATCTTCTACCGTGAGCTTTGGACGCTGAGGTTTTACAAATTCCGTCGGGCTTTTACTTATGATGTCCTCCTGCCTCGCGTATTTGAAGATCATACTTGCTGTAGTGTGGATACCACTTATTGTATTGAAGGAATAATTTTCCTCTCTCAGATAATCTAAAAACTTCTGATAAACACCCCTGGTTATGTCTTTAATTTTCATCTTTCCGAAGTATTCTTCCAAACTCTCTATTTCACTTTTTCTTGCTCGCAGGGTACTGACTTTGACGGTATGCTTGTATTCCTTGTACCATAGGTCTTTGATTTCCTGAAAAAGAATGTTCTCTTTCCCAACCTCAATCCCTGAAATGAGCTTCGTTTTCAATTCAAGATAAGCGGCTTCCGCCGATGCTTTTGATTGGAAACCACGTCTTTTTATTTGTCTGCGTTTTCCTGTTCTTGGATCGCGGCCGTTTTCCATTACGAAATACCAAGTATACCCCTTGGATGAACGCTTTGATTTCTCCTTTTTAAAGACAACCATTTTAATCCTCCTTAACGATAGTTTAATTTATTAAAGTAAATTCTTAATCTCTTTTTTGCAAAATCAAAAGTCACCTTGAATGTATCCGATACCAACCGTGCAGCGGCTTCCTCATCTGAAGGTAAGTTCAGTTGCCGCAGCATGAATGTTGGAACACAAAAGTGATATGAAAAATAACCTGCTTTTGATTCTTGATACTGTCTCCAGTGTGGCGGCATAAGTTCGTTATCGCCGCCCTCTAATAAGATGTGCCATAACTCGTGAGCTAAATCCGATCGTTGCTGTTGATAGCTTAACCGGTTATTTATGCCTACGATATGTACCCCTGCAATATCTAACATATAACTTTCTCGATCATCAAAAAGTACAAATACATTGAGCTTCCTGCATAATTTAACAAGTTTAAGTTCTGAAGGCGTTGTTATTTTGTGTTCCCTGAGAAAACTTTCGATCCAATCCTCTAAGTGACTTTGCGTATACCCCATGTTGTATTGACCCCCTCATTACCTTGTCAATGCTTAAATTGTGGAAAATCTGTTTACTTGTATGTAATTATAGGGGAAAAATGTACCATTTTACACCGGTAAATACGTCCATAAATAGTTTATAGTGGTATTATAAAGAACGTTTGTTCTGTTTTGTATTCAAAAAAAGGAAGCCCGAAGGCTTACTTTAGTGATATTGTACCTTTTTGTGTGCCGTAAATGCCAGTTTGGACAACAAGCTTTAGGTCTTTGGCATTCGCAACCTCCGGCGCCACATCAAAAACAACTTTACCACTCATTGTAGAATCAGGGTTTAAATCCTGCATGAGAAAACTGTTGTCGATGCTGCCGTCTTCTTTTTGGTTCGCTGAAACACTCGCCGCGGAATCGGCTTCATATGTTTTTTTGCCTTTTTTCAATTTGAAGAAAGAGGCATCCACAGTGATTTTATCATTACCGGTATTTTTAAGCGTAGCTTCAATGACCAGGTACTTGTCATTTGCTTTCTCCGGCAGAACAGACGGGCCTACTTGATCAGTTGCTTTTCTGGACTTGATATTATAAATCATATCGCCAACCTTAATATCCTGACCCATTTTAACCTCTTTATCAGAGGATTTCTTTTCGGCTTTCTCATTTTTGCTTTCCCCGTTGTTGTCAGACGAGGCGTTTTCAGACGATCCACACGCTGCTAATGCTAGAGCCAAGCCCAAAGACATGAATAAAACTAACCACTTTTTCAAACTAATTCCCCCAGTTCATATAATAGAATACCTATATATGATCAACTAAAACGATTGATAATTCAAGAGAGTTTTACCATTTCTTCTAGTATTTTCATGAATAAGCATAAAAAAGGCTGAAAGTATTGCCTCAATAATTGCGGTTGAAAGGGAAATGACTGAAGGTATTGCTGAAGTGTTCGCCTCAATTTTTGAGGTTGAACGCCATTCAACTGAACACTTAACCTCAATTTTTGAGGTGATCTATTCAGCATTATTTAAACTAAACAAAACAATAATAAATAAATAATTAATTCTTATCTTCGTTCTTCTTTTTGAAATTCTCCTCAATGAGTTTTTCAATGCCATCAATTCGTCTTAAAGCATCTGCAAGAATTTCCTCTTTTTCACTATCAGTGAATTCCCGACCATCGACAGCGGCAAAACGAACGTCATTATGTTTACGCAGTTCCCTGGCCTTATCTCTATAATGATCTTCGCCTCTGAGCAAAAAATCTATAGAAACATCAAAGAAATCCGCAATTTTAACAAGTGTCTCATGGTCCGGTTCTCTTTTGCCCTGTTCGTATGATGCGTATGTTGTGCGGGCAATGCCTAAATTATCTGCAACCTCTTGTTGATTTAATTTTCTCCCCACTCGGAGCTCTTTAAGTCTAAATGAAAAATTCATAGTATCGCCTCATCACGTTTTTAGAACTACCTACATTATAACTACACAATAAGCGTAGTAATATAGATTACTCGAAAAGAGTCATTTTTTTAAAAAAGGGGTTTACAAGACTCGTTTTGAGTAGTATATTTAACTCAACGACACGAAATGAGTCACGGAGGTGAAAAACATGCCTGCAATTGTAAGGGATTGGTTAAAGCAAATACGATTATCCCAAAATCTTACCCAAAAACAAGTTGCTGATAGAGCGGGCATCGCAAGAACAACATACGCATCTATTGAGCAAGGCGAAAGAAATGCTGGTGTCCCAACGGCTAAGGCTATCGCGCAGGTTCTTGGATTCCATTGGACCCTTTTTTTTGACGAGGAACTACGCGTTTCGAGTATTGAACTTAAATTCAACACAGCATAGGAGGTCAAAAGAATGTTCAATTTAGATCATGAAGCTTTTAGAAACATGTTCCGCGAAATCATAGCGGAAGAGGTCGCGGGAGCTCTTCAGGATTTCAGAACCACTCAACTCCCGCCAATGCTGACAAAGCAAGAGTTTATGGAGGTTATGAAAATCAAAGAAACGAAGGCCTCTCAACTTATCAACCGTGCTGACTTTCCTGTTTTTAAAGAAGCCGGGTTAAGAATACCGACTCACTTGCTTTTCAAGTGGATCGAGAAAAACACAGATTGGGTTGCCGAAAACACTGACTACTACAAGAAAGGGGCTACAGCATGAGTCAATTGGTTTTCATCGAAGGCAATCAAGTTGTAACGGACAGCCTGACTGTCGCTGAAGTCTTTGGGAAACGGCATGACACGGTCCTGCGAGACATCAGAAACCTTGATTCCAGCAAAGAATTTAATCTCCACAATTTTGCGGAGGTTGATTATCAGGATGACAGAAACCGAACATACAAAAAATATCTTATAAAACGTGATGGACTCACATTTTTGGTTTTTGGTTACACAGGCACAAAGGCCGCAATATTTAAAGAAAAATACATTGCAGAATTTAACCGTATGGAAAATGAGCTTCAAAGGCTCAATCAACCCTCTTACATGATTGATGATCCGATCAGCCGGGCAAAGCGATGGATCACCGAAGAGGAAGAGCGGCAACGACTTCAGCACACACTGCAGATTCAGCAGCCACTTATCAACTTTGCAGAGAGTTGTATGGCATCTGAAAAATCATTGCTTGTGAGGGAACTGGCGAAGCTTGCTTCTAAAAAGGGTATCAGCATCGGAGAAAAACGGCTGTTCCAAAAGCTACGCGAGTGGAAGATGATCTTGGCAAACAAGAACGAGCCATACCAGGAATATATCGACCGTGGTTATTTTGAGATAGCACAGGGAGTGCGACAAGTAAACGGTCAATCTAAATCATGGCTGACTATCCGAATTACGCCAAAGGGACAGGCCTTTATCATCGACAAGCTGAGAAAACAGCAAGCAAGCTAGTTACTTCATTAATTAAATTTTACCAGTGAACAACTGGATATATCAGGAGGCAAACATATGGAGAACAACCCATACAATTTGCATAATCTACCCCGGATCATGCGTAGTGTCCGCAAAGCGGCAGGACTTGCACAATATCAGATCGGTAATTTGATAGGGGGAAAGGATCAGCGGTATGTTTCGGACGTTGAAAATGGATTCAGTAAGCTTACCCCGGAATTATGCATCAAGTGGTTTGAGGCGTGCGAGGCATACGAACATATTGATCTGGTACATTACCTCTTCAAATTGCACCCGACGACCGCGGCGCCAATTGATCCAGCACTTAACGAGAGCGCAAGCGCGGCGGTAATCAATATGATTCATCAGCTTGAAGAAGCATTGCAAGCAACAAGGCATTTAGCGCGCTGGCTGGCAAACGATAGGCCAGGCCGACAACCTGAAGAACTGCCAATGGCCGATATTAAACAGATTTTTGATCTGATCCCGGCAAATAAAACGCTGATATATTCGCTGGCCCGTAGTCATGGATTGAACATGAAGGAACTGGCCGAAAGGTGGACGCGGAAAGCGCTAATGAGTCAGGTTGCAATGGCGAAAACAGAAGAAAGGCAGGCGGTGCTGGTATGAAGTTCAATCAGTTTCTTAAATCGGATGCAGATTCAGTAAAAAGGAAAATCGAGTCGGCGGAAAGGCTCTCTATCATGCTTTCGGAAGCGTTAAGAGATGGCGATTACGAAGAAGCAATCAGTCTTGCAGGGAGCATCAAAGTTCTTGCAGAGGATATTAACCGGCTGGCGAATAAAGGACGCTTACATCAAACCGTTTTAAATATGGCGGCCCGCGGGATTCACCTGAGTGTTGTAAGTAGGTGTTCACAATGAATATTGAAAATCCAATGGTTCTGAACAACTGGCATGACAAGCTGACTGAGCCGGAAACAAAAAAGGACTTTTTCGGGGATGAAGTAACGTCAGCAGATAATTATGTAATCGACAGCGGCGAGGTGATTTTACAAGACAATCTTAAACGCTATTTGAAGGAGCAACTGGGGTTTAGGTTTCATTCAGCGCAATAAAAAAGCCCACTTGGCAGAGTGGACTAGGTAAGGCGTTTTGATAATTGATTGTATTCCTATTATACCAAAACGCCCCATAAAAAACAATGGAGGTTGTTGGTGATGTCTGAATCTCAATTAAAGCAAGAAAACGAGATTTTAAAAAAGCAATTAGATCATATGAAGGAGGTCTATGAAGAAAACATGTCTCTTCATATGGCTGTTAAACAGGGTGAGCAGTTAAGAGCTAACTTGGATGCATATTTACGAGCAGATGATCGGGTTTATAGTCCTCGTTTCATAACACCAAAACAAAAGGGATATATAGCAGAGCTTTTCAAAAAACATGGTTTGGCTCCACTCAGTAAAGCGAAACGAAAAGTGGTTAAGCGCTTTAATGGTGGCGGTTTGCTATCGGAACACGAAGCACATCAAATTATACAAATGTACGAAAAGAAAGCAGGTGCTAAATAATGGCTAAAGCAGTTAAAGTGGCATTCAGCGAGCGTGCTGAGGATCAGCAACGTTTAAGGCAGGTAGGCGGTTCAATTGTATTCGCCAAAAACGGTAAAGCGCAGTTTAGTTTCCCTTCAATGGATCACTACCGGGAATGGCAGCAGCTTGGCGCGGAGGCTTACAAAAGAAAGGTGGGGCTGATCTGATGCAAGCAGAGGTTTTCGCTTCGACAGCGGACATGAGTCGGGACGAATGGCTTCTTGAGCGACGGAAGGGAATCGGCGGTTCAGATGCTTCCGTAATCTTAGGCATAAACAAATGGCAAACGCCGTTTGAATTATGGTTAGACAAAACTGGACAGGTGCCTGTGAGCGAATCAGGCAGTGAAGCTGCATACTTCGGTTCTCTTCTTGAAGATATTGTTGCAAAAGAATTTGAGGTGCGGAGCGGGAAAAAGGTTAGGCGTAAAAAGACCATGCTCAAACATCCTGAATATGACTTCATTTTAGCGAATGTTGACCGAATGATTGTAGGCGAAAAAGCCATATTGGAGTGCAAAACCACGTCAGCATATAACCTGAAAGAATGGGAAGATAACGAGATTCCTGACAGCTATATTGTTCAGGTTCAGCATTATCTTGGTGTTCTTGGTCCCGAGTATAAAAAAGCATATTTCGCTGTGCTTATCGGCGGTAATAAATTCGTTTGGAAAGAGATTGAGCGCGATGACGAGCTCATTGCGATGATCTTTCAAGCGGAGGTTGAATTCTGGAATGAAAAGGTCTTGGGCGGAAAGGCGCCAGCTCTTGACGGTTCGAGTGCTGCAGAAGAATATCTCAAGCAACGTTATTCCGAGGCTGAGGGCGGTAAGGTTGTTGATCTCACATCTGCTAATAAAACACGCATTCAGCAGTATTTGCAGCTTAAAGAACAGATCAACGAGCTTACATTGCAGGCAAAGGAATTAGAAAACCAGATCAAACATGAAATGAAGGAAGCAGAATATGGCTTCATCGGAAATTATCAAACAAGCTGGAAGTCAGTTTCAACGAACCGGATCGACAGCAAGATACTAAAAGAGCAGTTTCCAGATGTATATGAGAAAGTCACAAAAGAAGTGCAGTACAGACGCTTCGGAATTAAGGAGGTTAGCTAAACATGGCTACAAATCAATCGCTTAAAAACAGCATTCAGAAGAAACAAAACAGTTCTCCAGCACAACAGCAAGGAACAACGATAAAGGGACTGCTTTCTTCTCCAGCGGTCATGGGCCGGTTCGAGGAGGTTTTAGGTAAAAGGGCGCCACAGTTCACAGCATCAATTCTGAGCCTTTACAACGGTGAAAAAATGCTCCAAAAGGCAGAGCCTATGAGCGTAATTTCATCGGCGATGGTGGCGGCTACGCTTGATCTTCCGGTTGATAAAAACTTGGGTTATGCGTGGATAGTTCCGTATGGCGGCAAAGCACAGTTCCAGCTTGGATACAAAGGATATATTCAGCTGGCATTGCGAACAGGCCAATACAAGTCTATCAACTGCATTGCTATTCATGAAGGGGAGCTTCAGAAATGGAACCCACTGACGGAAGAAATTGAAATTGATTTTGAACAATGCACGTCTGAGGACGTGATAGGGTACGCTGCATACTTTGAACTGCTAAACGGTTTTCGAAAAACTGTCTACTGGACAAAAGCTCAGGTCGAGAAGCATAAAAAGAAATTCAGTAAATCAGATTTTGGATGGAAAAACGATTGGGATGCTATGGCACTGAAAACAGTTTTGAAAGCTATTTTGAGCAAGTGGGGCATACTTTCTGTGGAAATGCAGAAGGCAGTCATTGAGGACGACGAGGAACGTGAACGGATCGACATTACTGACGAAATGGCAGATGCAGAAATCATTGATGCCGAAGCGTCGGAAGAAAAGCCAAGCGCGCAGAATGCTGATCCTTTTAACGGTAAGCCTGTTGACATTAGTGAAAATGACCTGCCATTTGATTAAGTTTGGCATCCCTTTCTGTTACAAGTGGATGACGGAAGGGGCCCCAAATCGCGCCCAACTGTTCCGTGATTATGTCGAAGGCTATCTAAGAACAAATGAACCTGGCTTACGTTTAGTCCGCATCAGCGGCATGACAGCACTGTGTGAAAGGAAGTAGGTGAGCCATGAACTACCTGAAAGAAATGAACGGCTTCATGAATTGGTTAGAAACGAATCCGTTGTCTGCAACAACACAAGCGTTATGGTTCCATCTGATGCACATCAACAATAAAACTGGGTGGCGGGAGTGGTTCACCACTTCAAATACCACTCTTCAAGCAAAAATCGAGATAACAGAAAACACGTTGATAAAGCACCGGAAAATTCTGATCGAGCTCAAACGAATAGAATATGAGCCGCAGGGGAGAAAGGCCGGTAAATACAAGCTAATCTCTTTTGAAAATCCAGTACGTAATGAGGAAATGGAGAACGGTAAAGCAGATATGCCAGACGCGGCAGTGCCAAAAGAATCATCGCCAAAAGTACAGCAGGAGGTTGACGAAAAAATGAAAAACGCATTTGAATTATTCGAAAACAAAACAGCCCGCACCATTGGCACGATGGAGGTTCAGCGGCTCGGGTATATGGTGGATGATTACGGCGAAGAGAAAGTCATGGAGGCGATGAAACAGGCTTTCAGAAGCAAGGGCAACAACGTCAATCTAAATTACATTGAAGCAATCCTGTCAAACCCATTCAGCCAGAGACGAAAGGAGAAACAGCAGTATGGAAGCTCGCAAAACGCAAGATATGGACGCGGCAATGAAAGCCATTCTAACCAAGCTCCGGGATCGGTCAGCAGCATCTTCAACGGGACAGGCCGCCTCAGAAGAAAAGGCTGAATACGAGTGCTCTGACTGCAAGGATAAGGGCATTATCGTTTACCGGATTCACCAAGACACAGAGCGTCAGCTTAGAAAAGAGCATAAGACAATGGAAAGCCTGGCCCCCGATCAAATGGTCAGGGAAGAGGATTATCTTGCGGGGAAAGTATGTTTACCGGATAAGGCCCGGGAATGGAAAACCACATTTTCCAAGCAATGTGAGTGTGTAAAACGGAAAAAGATCGCCCGGCTTATGAAGGCCAGCGGCATCACGGAGGAATTCGAAAAGCTCCTTTTTGGAAACTTCATTAAGGACGGGAAGCCGGAAATGATCAAGGACGCTTATGAGTGCGCGGTGGAATACTATAAGGATTTTCAGAGCATCAGGGGAAATCGTTCAAACAGCATTGCTTTGCTCGGGCAGCCGGGCAGCGGAAAAACGCACCTGTTAACGGCGATCATGAACAACCTGATCAAGAAAAAATCAATTTACTGCATGTATTTCCCGTACGTTGAGGGAATGGGCGATCTGCGAAATGACTTTGACCAACTGGAAACAAAGCTCGACGCCATGCGGAAAGCTGACGTCCTGTTCATTGATGACTTATTCAAGCCAGTGAAGGGGGAGCCGCGGGCGACGGATTGGCAAGTGGAACAAATTCAATCGGTTGTTAATTATCGGTACTTGAATCATAAGCCTCTGCTAATCTCTTCCGAGCTTGATACGGGCGAAATTTTGGACATCGACGAGGCGCTGGGCTCCCGGATTCATCAAATGTGCAGAGATTACACGGTGATCATTAAGGGCGACCGGATGCAATTAAACCATAGGTTAGGAGATTGGGAATGACGGAAAAAGCGAACTTCACGGCAACCGGCGGCATGTACATGTTCGGGCCCGCCGAGCAAACGGCCGGTCAAGACCTTACCCCGGCGATCCGGGTGCTTGAGGAAAAAATCAAACAAATGGAGCTGATGCACAGTGCTTAAAGCGGTTATCCTGCTGCCAGCCATCATCCTCACAGCGCCGTACAAGGAAAAGCAGATTCAGCACTGGGAACAAATTGACGGTAGGTAACGACGGCACGCGGGAACGGGCCGATAAGGAAATAGTCAGAGATATGGAGGCGGAAGAATGAGAGAAATCAAGTTTCGGGCATGGGACGATGTCAAAGACAGAATGCTTTATTTAGGCGAAGAAGATGACATTGTTTTTGAGTTTGGTGGAAGCGGCATTGTTGCTACAGACATTACAGAAGACGAACCTAATTTTAAAACGTTGCACCATCTAATTTATTTGCAATACACCGGATTAAAGGACAAGAACGGCCGGGAGATTTATGAGGGGGATATTTTAAAAAGAACAGTCACTATCATTGTGTATGGCTTAGGGAAACCACCGGAAGACATCGTTGAATACATGAGAGTTGAGTATCGGGAAGATTATGCAGGCTTCTTTATAGGAGAAAGACCACTGTTTGACTATGTTGACAATACTCATGATGTTGATACTGGGTGCAGGTGCACTAAGCCAGAAGTCATCAGCAACATTTACGAAGATCCTGAGCTTTTGGAGGCATCACATGCAAACGAATAAATACGGTGCAAGAAAAACACAGGTGGACGGCTTCACGTTCGATAGCCGGGCCGAAGCCAAATACTATGAGCAATTGAAATGGCTCAAGGTAAGCAAGCAGATCAGAGATTTTAAGCTGCAGCCGCGGTTCCTGCTTCAAGAGGCATTCAAAAAGAACGGAAAAACTTTTCGGAAGATTGAATATATTGCAGATTTTGAGGTTCATAACCTGGATGGCAGCATCGAGATCATTGACATCAAGGGTGTAGAAACAAAGGAATTTACCATCAAACGCAAGCTGTATGAGCGGCTTTACGAGACGCCACTCAAGGTGCTGGCGCTGGATAAGGCACTCGGCTTCATTGAGCTGGACGAGCTGAAAAAACTCAAAAGAAAGGCGGGGAAGACCACTGCAAAACGTGGTAATCGCAGACGATCGGCCGTTGTGGGTGCAGGAAGAAGATAAGCTCATGGCCTGCATGACGCTCTGCTCAGATTACAAACGATGCGCCAGCCGGATGGGAGCGGATTGCAAAAAGTTTGGAGGTTCAGAAATTCCCAAAATCAATTCAGGAGGTTATCGCTATGCAAGAAAAAATCAATCCATACAAGCCTGGTCCAGTTAAGGAGTGGAAAATGACGCCGGAGCAGTTGGCGGCATACGTCGAAAAGCATCCGATCATCTACCGCGAGGAATTAAAGCCATCTGCCGGCGTAACGATGCGGCTTCCGTCGTAAAACGTAAAAAAGCACCGAAGCTGCGCCTCAGTGCCTTTGATATGAACTGGTACTTCTATCATAGCACAGGGGGCGGCCAGAGTGAACAAGCCAACAGAAATAAAAAATCATGAAACAACTATTCAGCAAAGCATCGAGCCGGGGAAAGTCCGAATCATCGTTTTAGATGGCACTGAAGGGACTGCTCATCTAATGGACGCCCCGGAACACGGTAAAACAATCATTCAAACAATAAAAGGCGGCCTGGCTCGTTGTGATTACGAGATCGGCCACAAATTCAAATAGCAGGGGTTTCCCCTGCGGGGGAGGAACGGGCATGGATAAATTACAGGAAATTATAAGTGACTTGTCATTGTGGCATTTAGCTTCAAAAGAGGAATTGAAGCCACTCGATATAAATGCAGGACCTTGCTATATCATCGAGCAGAGTTATGTCAAAGACATAATGATCGGCTACATGAGAAAACAGCAGGCAATCATTGAGGAACACCAGCGGCAGCAGGAAGTCACGGTCGTTCAGTTTCGGCAGGCTCAAGACGAGATTAAGCGGCTTAAATACGAGAATGACAATTTCAGAAGGTTGCTTGCTACATTCACCGATGAAGAGGACGACCCTTTCGGAGTGGTAAGGAAGGCCTTAAACGGTCAGTTTCCTGCTGAATGGGAGGGAGATGCGGAATGATGCCATTACAAGTAGAACTGCAACGGAACGTGAAGGCTACGAAGGACGAAGCAATGACCGTCGAGCAGGCGGCCGAGCTTTTGAAGGTTCACCCGGACTACATCCCGACGCTTGTCGCTCGGTCTGACGATCTAAAAATGATCGGCGATACCATTATCGCTAAACGGGATAAAACAAATATCTGGCTGGTCGGGGCATGCGTGGGGCTTTTCTTCTTCGCTGTTTGTGTCTTGCCGGGATTGATGGGGTGACGGGATGGCAACAGCAGAGCAAATAAAACGCATGAACGATATTAATGATCTGATAAAGCTTATTGCAAGCATTGATCATCGTACATTCTACCGCAAGTCAAAGGATCGCATAGCGTATTTCAGATTTAAGAAAAAACTGTTCTTCGTTGATGATTACACGGGCGCTGATGTTTACCCGTATGAAATGGGATACGGGAGTCCAAACGGCTTTTCGCATGGGGGCAATATGTGGCAACTAGTCAACAGCTTCAGAAAATTCATCATAACAGGGAAATACGGCGAGCTGAGGGATTATAAAGAAATATGGGCTTACAGCTATGAAGGTTGTATGAAAATCCGTCAGAAGGCGAAGGAGATCGGTTTCATTGAAAGTGTTGATTACCCCTACAGCTTTGCTGAATGGGCGGATAGTAAATGATCGAATACCATTGCCCGGACTGCGATTACACCAAATTCGATTTAGAAATCCGCGCAGATGCCTGTTGCCCGCACTGTGGGCGCGGCATGGGCGCCGAGGAGGAAATAGTGTGACTTTACTTGATGACATCGGCTTCACAGAGGAGCAATATCGAGAGCTTCATGAACGCGGTATGTCTGATACGGAAATAGCGAGAGAGGAACTCCATTGCTCTCCATCCACTCTTTCCGTCTGGAAAAAGGCTAACGGAATAGTAATCCAGAAACCGTATCGCCTGTTCACTCTGGCAGAATGGACGGAGCTTCGTAACCAGAATTGGACACACTTCCAAATTGCACGGCATTTCGGTTTCGAATGTATTGATACTTATTTCTATCATGCAAGAAAAATAGGCATTCCGCGTAAACGGAGAAGGGAGAAAGTTGAATCATGAATCTACAAATCAGCCGTACAACAATTGAAGGGGGAAGAACAATGAAATTCTATGAAATCAATGATCCATATTACGCGCTTATCAAAGCGAAAGACGAGGCGGAAGCCGAAAAAGTTTACATCGAGAGCGTCGCCGACACGGACGATTACGAAAATTTTCAAGAGGATGAAATCCGAGAAGTAGAACGAGATTATGCGCTTGTTATGTTTTCTCAGATACAAGATCATGACGGCACTTGCGCGGGCTATGACTTTATTTCGAAAGCGTTCCATGACCCTGATTTCAAACTTCTTAAGATGGACGGTTCACTATGAACACAGCATACAGAGTTTGGGACGGCGAGCAGATGCATCATTGGGATGATGAAGGGTTGAGTCTTGAAATTAATAGAAATTGGTGGGTTTTATGGCGTGAAGAAGGAAGGGGATGTAGGGTTAGTATCGCAGAAAGCGGAGACGGGGACGTTCTCATGTGGGGCACAGAGTTGAAGGATAAGAACGGAAAGTTAGTTTATGACGGTTCTGTATTTAAAATGCCAGTTAGTATCAATAGACAAATTCATGGAAGTTATGCTATTTACGAGGTTGTTCAAAGAAATGGTATATGGATTCAGCAATTTTTGAAAAGTGAAAAAGGGTTTAGGGCAAGAGGTTACATGGCGGGGTTATTGATAGATAATTTCGAGAATGAAAAAGAATCATTGTTATTCGACGGAAAATTTCTCGAATCATTTGTTCCAGAAATCGAAGTAATCGGCGACGTTTACCAAAATCCTGAGTTGTTGGAGGGCGCGGAGTGATGGCATTTCATAAAGAAGTGGTTGAGACTATATACAAAACGGTCGTTATTTGCGACAAGTGCGGCAAAGAGAAGGTTTTAAATGTAGGGCATCCGTTATCGTGGGAGGGGCATATGAACGGCGCTTTACACCATGATTACACATTCACGGAGAAGGGGAACGGTTTTGAAACTCTATGCCCCACATGTCAGAAGGAGGGCGCGGAGTGAAATTTGCATTTAGAGTATTGATGCTTCTCATGATGTCGGTCATTGCCAATTCCATAGGAGCAATTCTGGATCAGTATTTCGACAATCAGAGTTCGAGAATAAATTGTGTGGCAGTTGCCGCAGTTATCAGTGGGTACTTGGTTCGTGGATGGTGGCCGCCGGAAAAGAAGGAGGGCGCGGAATGAACGAATACACCGAATGCCCGGAATGCGGGAACGATCGCATTAAATTGAATGTATATGAAGTATTTGAAGCTGTTTTTTCCGTCAAAACAGGTAAATGCCTGAACAGGAGTTATCTTTCAAGTGAAACATGGAGTTATCTATGTAAATGCGGTTGGCAAAGTGAAATTATTACCCAATAAGGAGGACGAAAAACAATGAAAAAGCTATTTAAATCAATCATTCTATCAGCAGTATTACTTATGGGAGCGTCGGCCGTTGCGCCGTCTGCTTCCGCCGCATGGTCCGGCTGGCAAAATGAATCCGGGTACAGCGGCCGGGTGTTTACAGATGCCGCGACATACACGGCCGGCGCCTCAACGGTGGACTGGAAAGCCGAGAAAAAAGGATCAAGCACACTTTATTATACGGCCGGCGTATACAAGAAGCGCAGTGGCAGTGGGCTGACTGATACGAATTTAATACAGCGGGGCAGCTTCAAAACGGCAACGCCTCTGAAGTCATTCAACGTGAAAACGATCCGGAATAAGACCGGGAAAGGAACCTATGTCATCCAGCTGGACTGCTATTCTGATTCCGGCAAGCGGAACTATATCGGAACATTAGAATCAGCAAAATTTCAAATCAAATAAGGGGGATTAGATGGCGCTAAGAATAGTTTTTATGCTGATGGGGTTAGGATTCTGGTTTTATTTTCAGTACGAATACAGGCCGGACATGAAGGCGAATATCACATTAATAGGCTCAATCATTGCATTCACGGCCGCGGCGTTTTTTCAAGATATTGATAAGTATGTAGAGAAGAATAAGAACGAATCTAACTGAATAAGTCCAAGACGGAAAGCCTGCGGACACTGATCATTGCACAGAATCACTGTGCTCTGATTGGTGTCCGTTTTTTATTTGAGCGGAGGGATGACATGAAGCAGAAAAAGAAAAAGCCCAATAAAAACGCGCAGGAGCGATCTGAACGCTTTTGGCGGCAAATGATGGGACAAGACATGCAAAGACTTAAACGAGGCAAGGGCGGCGCATTTAAGCGCAAATAAGGGGAGGAATCAGAATGCAAGATTTAATCATTGAATACAAACGGGCTTTAAGAGAAACAAGAAAAATGTACCGGCTCTACAAAGATACGGCCGAAGTCAATCTGACGGCTGAACAGATCAACGACAAAAAGATTATCAGTAGCATGATCAGCGATATTGAATTCACTCTTGAATGGCTGCAGAACGGAAGACAGCCGGGCGCCCGCCGAGGTGCTGACAGAAGAGACGCATATCAAAGGACGATTCTTGCTGATCCGCGCTTAATTGATGCGCTGCCGGAAGAATACTCAATCGTTCAAGAGGCTGAGGGAGAGGTAAGTGATTGGGATAAGGAAAGAATCGCTGATGCCCTATCCGTGCTTACCGAAAGAGAAAAAGACATATTCATGATGCACGCTGTGCAAAACATGTCATTCGAAGAGATAGCGCAGTTATTGGGGATTAAAAAAGGAACCGTACAAAAGAACATTGAACGTTCCCGCCTGAAAATGAAAAATAGAGCAGATCACAGCCTATTCTGTTTAGCGTGAATAGGCTCTTTTTTATTGGAGAAATAATGAAAAAGTCCATGAAATAACTTGACGTGAGTAAAGTTACGAGGTATAATTAAAGTATAGAAAGGAGGGAAAGAAAGTGGCTGAAATCGCATTGGTACTGGGGATTATCCTCACAACTCTCACAGTTGTTGAGAAAGTCCTCATCATCAGGGAAAAGCTTAAAACAAAAAAGCCCAAAATCAAAAAACGCAGACGTCCAAGAAAGCGCAGATGATTTTGAGCCGAGGGAGAAGGTAGCGCTTCTCCCTTGCTCCAAGTATAGCAAATGCGGCGATTAAAGAAAAATACCTGAAGCCAGCCACTTTCAAAAAATGAAAAGTGTACAGTCCACCACCGATATTGTTGTTCTTCTCGCCCTGGCGTATATGCTGTTTTTCCGTCAGGATGTGGCAGCGGGACCATTGAAAACGGCTCTCGACATTAGCCTGATCATTTTATTTGTTGTTTCGATCATCGAGAAAGCATTTTCCCTTTACTTGAAATATCGCGAGAAAAAAGGATGATTCAAAAATGTACAAGCCTAAAGAGCGTGACGCAATCAAGAAATTCTTGAATGAAGAGATACTCAATACAAGTGAAGCGCTTGAGATATTGGGGTTTACCCGTCAGTATCTGAACCAGTTAGTAAAGACCGGGGAACTGGAGCCGATGAAAGAAATGCCCCGGGACAGACTTTTTCTGAAAGAGGATATTTTGGATTTCCAAAAACATAGGCGGAAATGAGCACCCTGTCAAAAGGGTGTTTTTTCGTCTTACGGTTGCCACCTATTTATGAAGAGCGCTTTTGTTCGACAAATTTTGCAAATTGTTCCTTTATCATACTCCTTAACCGATAATAAGGTGGGAGGTGAGAAAATGGTAACAAAGCTTAATGAACAAAGAAAAATAGTAATGATTGAAAAGTTAGAGGGGCTAGGAGTAAATCTGGATTGTTGTAATAATAGACATCTTGCAATTTACGATAATCCGGTACTGATGCAAATGCCTTCAGGTGTGCCCGGTGAAGCAATCGCTTGCTATGCTGTAACTTGTATCAGTTGTGGAAACGTGAAGTTTTTTGCTACTGACAAATTTGAATTTTAATTGAAGGCATCCCTTGTGGGGTGCTTTTTTATGTTCTCTGTAAACCGATTCCGGTAAATCTCGGGAAAACTATTGGCGGTTAACGGTCTGAGTGCGGCGTCGGTTTAGAGGGAATATCTTTTCCAAAACAAACACGAATCAGAAGGGGGCGGCGGTGAATGTAGATGGCTGAAAAGCACATTCAGGCGTATAAGGATTACGTCAAAGGCATGAAATATAAGGACCTTGCTGAGAAGTACGGGGTGTCGGTGAACACCATTAAATCGTGGAAGCAACGGCATGGTTGGGAAAGGAAAAAGGGTGCACCCCCTGAAAAAAGTGTGCACACAAAAATAGGCGGGCAACCCGGCAACAAAAACGCATTAGGAAATAGCGGCGGGGCGGCTCCGGCAAGAAATCAAAATGCTGTATCACATGGATTCTTCTCAAAGTATCTTCCAGAAGAAACGCTTGAAATCATGGAAGAGATTCAGGAACGTTCCCCTGCTGATATGATATGGGATCAGATTCAAATACAATATGCAGCCATTCTACGGGCGCAACGCATTATGTTCGTGCAGGATAAGGATGATACGGCGAAAGAGCTGAAAAAGGCAAAATACGCTTATCATCAAGATGAGGACGAAGAAGGCAATCTAACATATGAAAAAAACATTGTAGAAGAAGAACTTGAAATACAATTCGCTTGGGATCGTCATGCAACACTCCTGAACGCTCAATCTCGGGCAATGGGTGAGCTCCGGAGCCTGATTAAACAGTTCGACCAGCTGGCGCATGAGCAAGATGAACGGCGCCTTAAATTGGAACAAATGCGCTTGAATATCGAGAAGACGAAGAAGTCTGTTAACGGCGACGACGGAAACACTCAAGAAAATGATATTGCCGCAATGTTGCGGAAAATGGTGAATGCCGATGGAACTGAATAAAAAGCAAAAGGAAGTGTGGGACAGCTTCATAAAGGAGCAACCCAAAATTCTAATTTGTAGCGGCGCAAAGAGGGCAGGGAAAACATTCGTGCTCCTTTTGACGTTCCTTGCTCACGTCAGTAAATATCAAAACAAGGGTTTATCCTTCATCATCGGTGGGGCTACTCAGGCAGCCATAAAACGAAATGTCTTGAACGATATGGAATTGATTCTGGGTAAAGAATTGAGGCTCGACAAGTCGAATGCCGTTGAGATATTCGGCAACCGTGTATATTGCTTTGATGGGGCCAATGCTGATTCATGGAAAAAAGCACGGGGGTTCACGTCAGCCGGCGCATTCCTGAATGAAGCGACTGCCTTGCATGACTCTTTCGTGAAAGAAGTCATTTCCCGGTGCTCGTATAAAGGCGCTGTGGTCATGATGGATACAAACCCCGAAAACCCGATGCACACCGTCAAAACGGATTATATCGACAAAGACGGGCAAATGCTGAAAAGCGGGCGGCTGAACATCAGGTCATTTCATTTCTCGCTGTTCGACAACAATTTTCTCGATCCGGAATATGTGGAGAGCATCGTGGCATCGACGCCGAGCGGCATGTTTACAGATCGGGATATACACGGTTATTGGGTGGCGCCTGAAGGGGTCATATACAAGGATTTTAATAAGGACATCCACTATATCAGCTCTGAGGAATTGGAAAACAGGCGCGTCAATTTCAAGAAGTATTTTGCGGGCGTCGACTGGGGGTACGATCATCCGGGTTCTATTGTTGTGATCGGACAAGATGACCAAGGGTATTTTTATTTACTTGAAGAACATTGCAAGCGACATGAGGAAATTGATTACTGGGTGAAGGTAGCGAAAGGCGTTAAAGAGCGGTACGGAAACATTAATTTCTATTGCGATTCTGCGCGGCCAGAGCACGTTGTTCGTTTCCGGCGTGAAAAACTTCGGGCTATCAACGCTGATAAAGCTGTAGTATCCGGTATAGAAGAAGTAGCGCGGCTGTTCAAACAAGAACAGCTTTTGGTCGTTGAAGACAAAGTGGACCGTTTTAAAAAAGAAATCTTTATGTATGTCTGGAATCAGAAGACAGGCGAACCTGTTAAGGAATGGGATGACGTTCTGGACTCCATACGTTATGCCCTTTACACAAACAACAAACCAATGAGACGAAAAGGGAAGGGGTGATCATTGTGAATCATCTGATAGATAAGATCAGAGCTTCAGGCATTACACCTGAATTGATTGCAGACATCATCGAAGCGCATAAAAGCGATCATGATAGAATGAAAAACTTATATGACCGGTATAAGGCAGAGGTTCAGGGCGTACCAATCCTAACCAGAGAAGCCATTGAATATGAGGATTTCGAGACCGGTCATGTTAAGCGGATAGATCATAAGGTCAATAACAAGCTTAATAACTCATTTGACTCAGACATTGTTGATACAAAGGCGGGCTATCTCTTCGGGCATCCGATTACTTATGAGTTTGATGATAAGCGAGAGACTGGCACTACTTCATCCGGAAAGCAGATGATTGATGACTTCAACACTCTGAATAATATTGCTGACGAAGATAGTGAATGGGGAAAGATGGCGACAATTTGCGGCTACGGAGCGCGGCTTGCATATATCGACCGGAACGGTAATGAAAGAGTCAAAAACATTGAACCATGGGAAGCGGTTTTCCTCAGCGATGGGAATATTCATGAACCGGAATATGCTTTGCGTTATTACGAGACATATAACGGGCAGAAAAAAGCAGAATTTTATGATAGCAAAACGATTTATTATTTCAGTACGAAGGATAGTTCAGCTTTTACCTTAGACGACAAAACGCCTCATATGTTTGATGGTTGCCCTTTATTTGGGTTGGCAAACAATAAAGAGCTCAAGGGCGATGCCGAGAAGGTATTGTCTCTTATTGATGCCTATGACCGGACACTGTCAGACGCCTCAAACGAAATTGAACAATACAGACTGGCGTACTTGATCCTAAAGGGACTGGGAGCCGATGAGGATACACTCCAACAGCTTAAAAAGACTGGGGTTCTTGAACTTTACGATGAGAAAGACGATGTCAGCTATCTGACAAAGGATATAAACGACGCGATTATTGAAAATCACTTGAACCGTTTGGAAGATAACATTCTCCGTTTCGCAAAGTCGGTCAATTTCTCTGATGAATCATTTGGCGGGAATGTCACAGGCGTTGCAATGAAATTTAAATTGATGGCGCTTGAGAATAAGTGCATTACGATGGAACGGAAAATGACTGCTGCCCTCCGTTATCAGTACAAGTTGATCTTTTCAGCTTGGGCAACGAAAAATAAAGCCAAAGCAGAAGATTACTTGAAAGTCTGGTTCGGATTCAAGCGCAATCTTCCAGCCAACGTACTTGAAGAGGCACAAACCACAGCTCAGCTTAAAGGAATGGTAAGCGAAGAAACCCGCCTGTCTCTGCTGTCGTTTGTTGATGATGTCCAGTATGAGCTGAAGAAGATGGAAGAGGAAGAAGAGGAATACAGGCTCAACATGCCGCCGTTAACGGATGTGGAAACAGACGCGGGCGGTGATGAAGATGAACCAGAATGATATTGATAAGTACCTGGACGACATGATCACTGAGGATGCTCAGAAGATTGATGTCGTTTTTGCGTCTCGCTTAAAGGAGATCAATGCACAAATTGCCCGGCTGTATGCGAAATACAGTAAGGACGGCCAGCTTACTTTAGCCGATGCCAACAAATACAATCGTCTGAACAAGGAAATGGAGAGGATGGCCGAGGAATCTCACAAGGCTTTCAAAACCATTCTGACTATTGTTGAGGCATTAGCAGCCAAGCAGTTTTTAGAGAATTATATGCGTTCTGCTTATCTATTTGAAATGGAATCCGTGGTTAACTTGGGTTTTAGCATCCCGACAGCCGAAGTCATTCGGCAGGCCATTCTAAACCCTATAGCTGAATTGACTTTGTCAGCGATATACAGGCGGCATCGAGACGATTATATCCGGCAGATTCAAATTTCCGTCGCACAGGGCCTACAAGCGGGGGAGGATTATTCAAAGATCGCCCGCCGCATTGAAAGAGCAACCGAATTTGCCCGCAGGAAAGCCCGTGACGTGGCGAGAACAGAAGCTCATAGGGTACAAGTCTCGGCGAGGATGGAAAGCGCTGAAAAGGCCTCAAAACGGAGCAATCTTAAAAAGATGTGGAATGCTACCCTTGATCTTAAAACACGAGCCGGTCACAGGAAGCTGGACGGGAAGACGATAGAACGCAATGGGCTGTTCAAATCAATTTACGGCGGTGTCGGTCCGGCTCCGGGACACATGAATAATGCGAAAGACGATATAAACTGCCGTTGTACAATTGCGTTTAAAGTGAACGGCGTCCTGCCTGATACGAGAAGGGCGAGGGAAGGCGGTAGCGGGGATGGCCAGACAATCCCATATCAAACCTATGAAGAGTGGTACAAATCCATTGAGGAAAAGGGGAAATGATCTATGAAAGTGAATGAACGTATTCAATATTTGCTTGAAATGCTGAATTGCGCTATTCGTTACGATGACTCTGATAGTTACGACGAGATTATGAGTGAGCTGAAACAAACACTGCTGCAAACAAAAACATTTGATGCAAAAAAAGCCAAGAAGCTTATTGAATCACAGGATATGTACAGGGCTAACTTACAGGAGCTTGAAAAACAGAATGAACAAAGCAGTCTGACCGTTATTTTTAAGGGTGAAGCGTTGCAAAATTACCAGTTGTATAAAGATAGTCATTAAAGACCTGTCCTGAGCACGACGTTAAAAGGCTTATTTTTCATGCACTCATAGCAGGCGCGCACTGTAGAGGGCAAAGGAGGAAGAAGCGTAATGCCAACATTAGAAGATGTGAAAAAATTTCTTGAAGAAAATAAAGAAAACGAAGATGTTAAGTCGTATCTGAATGAACTTTCTGCCGTGTCTGCTGACAAGGTGAATGGGTTTTTAGATACAGAAGAAGGAAAACGTCTCATTCAGCCTCGGTTGGATTCTCATTTTACGAAAGGCCTTGATACGTGGAAGGCGAACAACCTCGATGCTCTGGTTGATGCAAAGGTAAAAGAGCTTTATCCGGAAGAAACAGAAGAGCAGAAGCGGATCAGGAAGCTCGAAAAGGAGCTGGAAGATCAAAAGACAGCGGCACAACGTGAAAAGCTTTTAAACAAAGCTGTTTCTTATGCTTCTGAAAAGCAACTGCCGGCAGATGTAGTGGAATTCTTTATCGGTGAGGATGAAGAATCAACGATGAAGAACCTCGGAGCATTCGAAGAGAAGTACAATGCTGCACTTCAAAAGGCTATTGAATCCAAGTTTCAAGAGAATGGCCGTGATGTCCAGTCCGGTAGCAATGAACCGACAAATCAAGATTTAGACATCAGCTCGCTTGCAGCTGAAGCAAGTATTAGAAAATAAGGAGGGCTATTAATATGCCGACATTCGATCCAAACAATGTATTATTGCAAGACGCAGTAAACGGGAAAGTTCCAACTGAACAAGGAACGCTAGTTTTAAAGGAGTTTATGACGCAATCAGCTGTCACGAAACTAGCAAAATTTGAAGAAATGAATAAGCCGGAAAAAGAATTCACGTACTTAGCTTCTGGACCAGGGGCTTACTGGGTTGGAGAAGGAGAGAGAATCCAAACGTCTAAGGCTGAATGGTTAACAGCAAAAATGACTTCAAAGAAAATAGGCGTAATCATTCCGGTGTCTAAGGAATTTTTGCGTTACACTATCGCTGATTTCTTCACACAAATGCGCTCTTCAATCGCTGAAGCCTTTGCGATTAAATTCGATCAGGCTGCGTTATTCGGTATTAACTCACCATTTGGTAAAGGCGTATCCGTATTTGAAAAGATTCAAAAGTCTGGTAATACTATTGCCTTGAATTCATTGGGAAACCTATATGACGAACTAAACGGGTTAATGGCGCTTGTTGAGGATGCCGATAAAGATGTGAACGGTTTTACAACAACACGCCGTTTCCGCCAAAAACTTCGCGGCACAAAGGATGGTAACGGTCTTCCGATCTTCAACGATGCAACAGGCGGCGCCACACAGCAGGCTCTTGGACTTCCGATCGGATATGTGGATTCTAAGTCATGGGATTACGAAAAAGCGGCATTGCTTGCAGCTGACTGGAATTACACTCGTTTTGGTATCCCTCAGGGTATGGAATACAAAATCTCCGAGGATGCGACATTAACAACGGCGAAAGGCGAAGACGGCGCAGAAATCAACCTATTTGAGCGTGATATGGTTGCTCTCCGTGTAACTCAGCAAGTCGGATTCATGACGTTGACCGATGATGCTTTTGCTGCTATTACACCAGCAACGGAGGCGTAGGCTTATGGGATACACATCTAAAAACTATAACACTAATAACGGTGACAAATTGGTGATCGGCGGCGAGCTTGAAATAAAAGAAGGCGCGAAGGTGACCGGGTTATCGGGTTCTGCGCCTGCTCCTAAAACTATCACTTCGGAAATGATCGGCGACGGAGAAGTGAAAAACATCAATATCGGTGACGGTTCTGTCCAAAATCGTAACATCGGCACTGGTAGTGTACAAAATGCCAACATCGGTGCCAAGGCAGTTACTTTAGCTAAACTCGGTGACGATGTGACAGCCAAACTATCTGATTTAGAGAATCGGATAAAAGCACTGGAAGGAGGCGGCGCGTGATATGAAAGCATCTAACGGTTCCAAAACTATTGAATGCACTGAAAAGGCTTTTGAGGTGGTTTATTCTCACATTGGTTTTAAGAGAGTGGATGAGGCCAAACAATCTAAAGAGCTGAATGAACGGCCGGGTACAAACCTTCTTGATATGACTGAAGAGCAATTGAAAAAGGTGAATAAGGATGAAATCGTTGCCTTTCTGAAGGAGAACGAATATGAATTTGATCCCAAAGCGCCTAAAGAGGAACTGATCAAAATTGTTCTCGGTGAAGTGTAGGTGATTCTATGGATGTTCAAACCGTAAAAAATATGCTTGGCATAAAAACAGACAGCCACGATACCTATCTGGCCGAGGTCCTACCTCTGTTCATAGATCAAGCGAAAGACTGGTGCAACAACTCATTCATGGTCAATGGAGATGAAAAATTACCAGCAGGGGTAAAGCTGTATGTCGCGAAAGCGATCGAGCATAACATGACTCCTTCCAACCTTTCAGGCCGAAGTATGGGAGATGTCTCATATTCTTATGAAACAGAGCTGCCAAGCAGCATTACGAAGCTTCTTGCTCCATACAGAAAGCTGAGAGTCATATGATCTATGAAGAATTCCCGCATATCGTTACGTTTCAGCGTTGGGAAGAGGTGCCGGACGGCGGCGGGGGCTATGTTGAAAAATTCACTGATTATCTCACAATAGAAGCCTTTGTCGGCGGGGTCACGTCCCGGGAATATTATCAGGCTCAGCAGCTTCAGAACCCGGTTGATTGCAATGTGTATTTCCCGTATCGCAATGATATTGAGAAGACAATGCGGATCATCTACGAAAATAAGGTGCTGACTCTCAAATCAGAACCGATCGACCAGGGCGGCATGCATGAGATTATGAATTTGAAATGTCAGGTTACGGGGGTGCTGAAGGGAAATGGCTGAGGTGAGTGGTAGATGGGTCAGGCAGATGCAAAGAGCCACGAGCGAGTTCAGTAACCGGGTCATAGACGATATTAAGCAACTGGTCACGGACACGGCCGAGCTGATTTACAGCCATGCTGTTTTGAATGCTCCAACCGCCGCGATAGACGGGGGGAACCTGAAAAATTCAATTGAAATCGACTACCAAGAGGGCGGCTTACGGGCCGTTATTTCTGTTGGTGCCGATTATGCCGTATATGTGGAATACGGGACAGGGATTTACGCAGAGGAAGGCGGCGGCCGGCAAACGCCATGGGTTTATTATGACACCAAGCTTAATAGATGGGTGGTCACGCGGGGAATGCGGGCACAGCCGTTCTGGAATCCAGCGGTGGACGAAGGCATGCGGTATTTTGCCAGTCAAATGTGATAGAAAGGAGCTGTCATCATGCGATCTGCCCTGTGGCCGTTGCAGGCTGCTCTATTTAAGAGGTTATCAACAGACGAAGAGCTGAACGGGCGCGTCACGGGCGTCTTTGATGCAGTCCCGAAAGATCAGCAAAAGCCTTATGTGACAATGGGCGATGATGATGTATCCCCATTTAAAACCAAGACATCCAGCGGTGAAGAAATCAATGTGGTTTTACACTGCTGGTCAGGTTACAACGGAAAAAAAGAAGCAATGGAGATTCTGAGCCTCATGCTTCAAGCGTTAACAAGCAGGCCCCTAACAGTAGAGGGCTTTTCTTTATGCCGTTCTGAGTTGCGCAGCATGCAGGTGATCACCGATATTGACGGGTACACGCGTCACGGCATTCTCAGAATGCGCTTCACAATAAACAATTGAGAGGATGAACAAAATGCCGGAATTATTGAACGGTAAAGATGAGATTTATTTTGTGCAGCCGATGGATGCAAAAGGGACAGATGGGCTGTTCATCGCCTTCCAAACAGAGGGATCACACACAAAAGAACAGGACACGCTGGATGAGTCCACAAAATCAGGCCGTATTGTCGGTTACGGCACAAAAAATGAAAACTTTGAGCTGACTTATTATGCTGCTGTAAATGATCCTGGTCAGGATGCAATCGAAACAGCTTATGATAACGAAGAAGCAATCAGAGTCTGGAAGGTTAATAAAAACAAAAACGCAAATGGAAAGCACAACGCAGTTTATGGTCATGCAATTATTGAAAGTTTGGAAGCGAGTCAGCCGCAAGATGGTTTTGTTGAGACGTCTGTTACCCTTCCTGTACTCGGAAAAACATTCAAAGGCGAATTGCCGCCACTATCAGACGAAATTTTAGCAATGATTGAATCCTCCGCCGGCGCAACTAAATTTGAGGACTTCGGCAGTACGACTACGCCCTAATGCGCCCCAAAATCTATCGTTCACGGCTACGACTGACAGCGTGACCGTGAAATGGGATGCGGTAGATGGGGCAACTTCATATAAGGTATACAGGGGAGCGAGCAAGCAACTGGACGCAACTGTCACAGGCACATCCCACACCTTGACAGGAATTGCGGCCGACACGAAACTGACGGTCAACGTCTCTGCTGTGAACGATGCGGGCGAGTCCTCAATGTCTGAGATTGTTACGCAAACACAAGCGGTTACGCCCTAACGTACCCCGCAATATAACTGCGAAAAGCGCCACTTCAAATCAGGTGAGTTTTTCATGGGATGCGGTGAAAGGGGCGACATCTTACAACATTTACAGATTTTACGCAAAAATATCGACTGTCTCAACGAATTCGTACACGTCGAATCCTAACCTGAAGCCGGATACCGCCTACATTTTTAACGTGTCGGCAGTGAACTCGGCCGGGGAATCGGAACGATCGGCCAATTTTACGATACGAACAGAAAAGGAATCATAGGGTCCGGGCTTCCCGGGCTCTTTTTTAACATGCAAAAATAATCGGAGGTTTTATAAATGGCTTACTTAACTATCGGAGATAAAGAATACAAATCACGTTGCGACTTTGCTTTTGACAGACTGGCAAACGAAAAATATTCCACTAAGGACGAAAATGGCAAAGGCGGCACAATGAACATTTACATGAGCCTGCTTAACGAAGAGGCTTCCTATCTTTCTGCTTTTTGGGATTGCGCACTCGCTTACTTGAAGAAAGAAAAGCCTTCAACTGAGGCTATTGAAGAAGCAATCATGAAAATCATTGATGATGATGAGACAGGTGAGGCAATTGACAAGATGATCAATGAAGCATTCACAACACTGGACTCAGCGGGTTTTTTCAAAGGCGTGATCCGTCAGCGCTGGAAGATGATGGAGAAGATGAACAAAGGGAAGAAACCGGCTCCGAACGAAACACCCGAAATGGAAGCGAAACGGCTGGAGGACGAAGAGAACGGCAAGGAAGTCCTGAAGATGATGAAAGAGGCGTACAAAGAGAGAACGGGATCGACTACGACCAAATAATAACTAATTCTGCACATTGGCTTGGAGTTTATGATGTGGATTTAATCATGTCATGGACTCCTAACGAGTACAAGCTTCTACTCAAAGGGGCCAAATTGCGAAAAATAGATGAATTGGAGCTTATGGCGAAAAATGCCATGTTTCACCGTTATGCCATGAATGAGAAGCGCCCCAAAGAAAAGAAGATGTATGATGCGGATAAGGCCAGACGTCAATTGGAGCGCAATATCACTGGTGATAACGACAAATGGCGCAAGTCAGATGTGAACGAGCTCGGCAAACGAGCCAAAGGGGTTCAGCGGTTTAATGATGCGATCCGCAACCACTTTGCAAAATTCGGACAAGGAATGGGGTGAGGGAATGATCGAAAGACTGACAGCAATAGTTGAAGCACAGACAAGAAAATTTAATCGCAGTATGGATCGTGTCAACGATATAATGCGCCGGATGGCTGATCATCACACAGTCGAGGTTGACGCCGAGATTGCCAGCTTTCAGGCAAGAGTACGGCAGGCGGCGCAACAAATAGATAACTTTGTTCATCGACATCAACGCACGCGAGTTGATTTAGATGCGGATTCAGACCCTTTAACTCGGGCCATCAATTGGGCGAAGCAAAGATTAAGACAGATTCCCCAAACTGTCACCACGCAATTAATGGGGAATGTGCGGCCGTTATCTTCCGCATTGGCACGCGCTAAAGCAGGGCTATCGGCGGTGGCGAACAGAATTACAACGACGATAGACGGAAATCCCACTCCTTTAGGGCGTGCTGTCGCTGTTGCGCGGTCAGCCATAGCATCAGTATCTCATAACGTAACTACCACTTTTAATGCGGCCACGTCGCCTATCATGCGTGGGGTTTCGGCTGTCCGTTCAGCTTTGGCTTCTTTGCCAAACAGAATTACCACGGTCATAAACGGAAACACGGCTGCGCTTATGCGCTCTGTGGCAACGGCTCGCGCTGCTCTGGCGTCCTTGCCGAGAAGAGTATGGATTAGTATTGAAGCTCGAATTGATCGGTTTGAAACGTCAATGAACAGGCTTGCCAAGATCACAAACTCAGTTTCAACGGTCATCGGTCATTCAATTGCCGGGGCATTAACGTCCCTACTTCCTGCAATCTCGCCAGCCCTTGCAAGTATTGTCGGAGCAATCGGCTCATTGGGCCCTATGCTCGGAGTGGCAGCCGGCGGAGTAATGGGGTTAACCAGTGCATTTGCAACAGCGGGAACAGGCGCGGCGGCATTCGGCGCCCTTGCTATTACTTCGATAAGCGGTGTATTCAAAGCATCCGAAGACCTTTCCAAGCTGCAGGAGAAGCTGGACAATGCAACAAGCGCAAAAGAGCGCGCTAAAATCATGAAACAGATCAATAATCTGCAAAAATCTCTTGGAAAAGAAGAGAGAGAGGCATTAAAGAACCTCGAAGACTTTAAAGACAACTGGCGGGACATTGGTACGATGGTTCAAAAGCCGATCTTAAAAACATTCGGTATGTCTCTTAATACGTTCAAACTCGCGCTTAACTCACTGATTCCAATGTTTGACGGGCTGGCGAAAGAGGGCGTGGGACTGGCAAAAAGCATGGACAAGGCTTTCAAGGCTCCGGACATGCAGAGATTCATTTCCTATCTGAACAAAGAAGCTCCGAAGGCGTTTGCTTCATTCGGCCGATCTGCCGGGAATGTCTTGCGGACAGTTTTCAATCTCATCGTAGCATTCGGACCGACCGGAAAGAGCATGACAAAGTCTATCGAAGGAATGACGCAATCATGGGTGAAATGGTCAGCGAACTTGGGCTCCTCAAAGAAATTCCAGGCTTTCGTGGAGTATACAAAAACCAACGGCCCAAAATTGTTGCAGATTATCAGAAACTTTTCGGGCGGCCTGACAAAGCTGTTTACTGGATTCGCTCCTATGTCTCAAGACATGATGACATCCCTCGTAGACCTGACCAAGCGGTTCAATGAGTGGGCTGGCAGCGTTACGAAAACAAAAGAATTTCAATCGTTCATTGACTATATTAAAACCAACGGCCCTACAGTATGGAGCACATTGGGGCAGATCGCGAAAACTATCATCAACTTGCTTGTTGGCATGGCTCCACTAGGCAAAACGATTTTGGAGAATGTAAACGGGTTTTTGAAATTTACTAATGCGGCGATGGAGGCAAACCCGGCAATCGGGAAATTTATCGCAGTCGGTATCTCATTACTTGGAGCTTTAAGAGCTATTGTTCCGGCGATAGTAGCGGTCAGCGCTGTTACCAACGGTCTTAAAGATTTTAAAGAAGCAGCTGAATATCTACGGACCTTTAAAACCACAGCTGCGGGTATAAAACTGACTGGCATGATTGGCCAATTAAAATCAGCGATAGCTACTATGGGGCAATTCATTGCGAAGTATACAGCGATGGCAGCAAGCGCAACAGCTAATGCTGTGAAAATGGCGGCATCGTGGACAGCCATGAAAATATCAGCGTTTGTTTCTGCTCTGAAGCGCGGCATTGTTCAAATGGGCTTATGGATCAAGAATATGACTGTAATGGCGGCCCAATCAATCGCAAGTGCTGCTCGTACAGCAACCGCATGGACAGCAATGAAGATCACCTCTTTTATCACAATGCTGACAAACGGGATTAAGCAGATGGGTCTTTTCATTGCCAAAATGACCGTGCTCGCAGCGCAATCCATAGCACAGGCAACCCGCATGGCAGCGGCCTGGACAGCGGCGCAGATCAGCAATTTTATATCTTTGCTGGTTGCAGGCGGCAAGCAAATGGTTTTATTCGGCCGGCAACTCGTTGTGCTTGCGGCACAAGCGGCAGCGCAGGCGGCACGTATGGCGGCATCATGGGTCATCGCAATGGGGCCTATCGGATGGATTACGGCGGCTGTCATTGGTCTGGTAGCCTTAATCATTGCGAATTGGGACACGGTAAAATCGGCTACAATTGCGGCATGGGGTGCTATTTCCAGTTGGTTGTCTACTGTCTGGAATGGAATTGTATCGGCAGCTAAAACCATTTGGAACGGCCTGAAAACATTCTTTTCATCAGTCTGGAATGGAATGAAAACTACATTCACAACGGTATGGAAAGGCATTAAGTCATTTGCTACTTCAACTTGGAAAGGCATTGTGTCAGTCGGGAAATCTGTCTGGAATGGTTTAAAAACGTTCTTTTCATCTGTTTGGAATGGAATGAAAACCGCATTCACAAGCATTTGGAACGGCATCAAAACAATTGCTACTTCGATCTGGAAGGGCGTTGTATCAGTTGGAAAATCAATCTGGAATGGGTTGAAAACCTTCTTCACCAGTTGGTTAAATACGCAAAAGAAAATCTTCAGCACCGTTTGGAATGCGATAAAAACTGTTGTTACCACAGTATGGAAAGCTGTATCTTCTACTGCCAAGAGCATTTGGAATGGATTGAAGTCATTTTTTAGCGGCATGCTGAATGGCACTAAAAGTGTTTTCACAAGCGTGTGGAACGCCGTCAAAGGTTTTGTTACAGGGCTCTGGAAAGGGCTCGTGAGTACAGCTAAAAGCCTATTCAATAGTATGAAAAATGCTATTTCCGGCATAATGAAATCAGCAAAATCAACAATTACAAGCATATGGAACGGTGTCATGAAGTTTTTCCGCGGCATTAACTTGTGGCAGATCGGTAAGAACATCATCCAAGGCTTAATAAATGGTATCAGCGGCATGGCGGGAGCATTAGCGAGCAAAGTGAAATCAATGGCAAATGCTATTCCTAACGGCATGAAAAAACTTCTTGGAATCCATTCACCATCAAGGGTAATGCGTGACCAGGTCGGTTATCACGTCGGCACCGGTATGGCGGCTGGTATTGATAAATCACAGGGAAAAGTAAAAGCGGCTGCGGCAAAAGCAGCGAAAGCGGCTCAGAAGGCGGCTGAGGTAAAGGTTTCCAACAAAATTAAGAACGCTGAAGTGAAGTATGACACCAAGAAAATGGGCGCCGATACGTATATCAAAACATTGCAGAAGATTCAGAAGCAAAACAAGCTGACCAGTGAGCAAAACCGAAAAATCCAGCGCGAGATATATCAGGCATCCAAAAGCGCATCTGATAAACAGAAGAAGCTACTGAAAGAGCAACAGCGCAAGGAAGCGAAGGCGAAACTGGCGTATACCAAGAAAGTATCAGATCAGATTAAGAAAGCTGAGGCAAAATACGATACAGGAAAAATCAGCGGGAATACCTATATCAAAACGCTTGAGAAAATCAAGAAGAAGAACAAGCTGAATTCTGACCAGCAAATAAAGGTTCAACGGGAAATCTACCAGACTCAAAAAGCGATGGCTGATAAGGCCAGAAAGCAGAAGGAAGCCGAAAAGAAAGCGGCTGACAAACTTAACAAGGGCATTCTTTCTGCAAACAATACTTATCTCTCAAAATTCAAAAGTGTGAATGATAAACTGACTGCCGATATTAAGGCGGCCAATGATGCCTATAAAAAAGAGCTGCAAGACCGAACTGACGCGATCTATAACGCCATCGGTCTATTTGACGATGTCTCAAGTCAAAATGTGAACGGCTCCAAGCTGACTGCAAATCTTAAAAAGCAGCTGGACAAGATCAAAACGTTCAACAATGACATTTCAAAAATAGCAGGTCGGGCACCGAAGGCGTTCACAGATGAATTGAAAGAAATGGGTATCGGGTCAGCTGATCAGATTAATGCGATTTCACGCATGACAGATTCCGAGTTAAATGAGTATGTCAAGCTGTGGCAGGAAAAGCATAAGCTGGCGAGCACTCAGGCGGAAAAAGAATTAACCGGACTGAAGAACGAGACAACCAAGAAAATAGTTGAATTACGATCTGCCGCAAATAAAGAACTGGCACTTTTGAAAAATGACTATCTCCGCAAAATTGGGGAGCTTACAGTGGATGTAAAACAGCTTGGTTCTCTTAAGAAAAGCGGAAAAGCCATCGGTTCAAATACAATGGCTGGCATTATTTCTGGAATGAAGAATATGCAAGGCGAGCTGGCGAAAGAAGCAAATTCCATCGCCTCGACAATTGAGAAAACCATTAAGAAAAAATTGAAAATCCACTCCCCATCCAGATTGATGCGGGATCAGGTGGGGATCATGGTTCCTGCTGGTATCGCTGTGGGGATTCAGAATGGTATCGGCACTGTTCAAAAAGCTATGGGAGCCGTCAGTGAAGCTATGACTATTCAGCAAGAGGATATGAATTTTGCATATGACACATCCATTTCTAGCGGTGAACTTGGCACCGTTAGAAAAGAATTGAGCGCGGACATCCGGAACTTTGAATTGCCTGACAGGATGATTGTTATTGAGATGGACAGCAAGAAGGTCGGTCAAGGAGTAGAAAAGCCTGTCACAAACGCACAAAAAAGGTCAAACGCAAGGAGGGATAGATTTAATTGATCAATTATCAGGAACTGCTGCCTAATCAATGGAAAATCACGTTTGACGGCATTGATATATCACCCTTCTTTTATGTGAAGTCGACGGGCGGCCGGGGAGTGACAGGAAGAGAAGTGAATACAGCCACTATCGGGAATCGCCCCGGCGGTTTCCTGCGGGACACAAGAATCCCTGTAAGAGTCATAACCGTGGAGGTTCTTTTTGCCTTCAGCAGTGAAGAAGAGCTGAAGAAAAAGCAGGAGGAACTGACTTTTATTCTGCACACCGAAGAACCTAAACCGTTAATTTTTCACGATGAGCCTGACAGAGTCTATAATGCTGTCTTTGAAAGCATTTCAGAAGGCGAAGAACAGGGAGGCTTTCAAACTGCAACATTGACTTTTATCTGTCCCGATCCAAAAAAATACGGCCCGGCGAAGGATTTTGAATTTAATTCAGGTGTTCAAACTATTACTAATCCGGGCTATGCAGCCGCAGACCCAACAATCGAATGCGTTTTTGAAGAGAAAGCCACTTCATATGAGGTGGCTCTTCTTAATGCTGATGGGTCTGTATCGAAAACGATCAAGCTGCTGTACGATTTCATCGCTGGTGACACTCTTGTAATTGATTCAGCAAAAAGAAAGGTCACTTGCAGCGGTAATTTAATCATGACAGCACTTCAAATTCAATCAGATTGGTTTCTGCTGCCGCCCAGGACGCCAGTTAAAATCAAGTTCAGTCATAAGAGCAGTATCAAATTTAATGAGGCATATTTGTAAGGAGGTCCGGTCATGGCTGACATTTATATACTTTCACCAGATGATAAATTATTGACAGTGCTGTCCAGCCACGGACGAGAAACCTGTACGTTCTGGGATGCAAAATACAAGGAAGAGCTCAACAAGGGCTCTTCTTTTTCTTTTGTAGCCGATGCCTCCCACCCTGACGCGCGCTTCCTATTCGAAGAGAATCAAGTGGTATTCAAGGATAAGGACGGTGTAATGCGTCTGTTTGTCATCAAGGAACTGGATGATACAAGTGAAGAAGGAGAGATTAACACTCAGGTTACCTGTGAAGCTGCCATGATGGAGCTTGCTGAAACCTTTGTAAAAGATTTCCGTCCTACCAATAAAACTGCACAGTTTGTACTGGACAACGTTCTTTCTCGGTCAAGATGGGTGGCGGAAGTAACGGCGGAGCTTGGAGTGAATTCGACTACCTTCTATAAAAAAACAGCGTTGGATTGTATTGCTGACGTGATCAATATATGGGGCGGAGAGCTTCAGGACACTATAGAATTTGATGGAAATAAGGTCGTCAAACGAATCATAAAAATACTTCCCCGTCGCGGTAAAGACAGCGGGAAGCGCTTTGAGAGTGATAAGGATACAACGAATATCCGGCGGACTGTTATCAGTTACCCGGTGACAGCCCTTTGGGGTTACGGGGCATCCATAGCATCTACGGATGAGGAAGGAGAGGAAACGGGCGGCTATTCTCGTTTTATTGATTTCTCTGAAGTGGAATGGAAAAAATCAAAAGGCGACCCGGTCGATAAGCCTTTAGGCCAGGAATGGGTTGGCGATCCGGATTTATTAGAACGATTGGGGCGCCTTAAAGATGGAAAGCTGATCCATCGGGAAGGCCAGTTCAATAATGAAGACATAACGGAGCCGGAAGAGCTCTTAAAGGCCACATATGATCATTTGATTACGACTGCATGTAAGACAGAAATCAATTACGAACTGTCCGTGCAACTTCTCGAGAGCGTGCCTGGACACGAACACGAACATGTGGAATTGGGAGATACAACGATCGCAATTGATCGAAATTTCGCTATCCCAATTGAGACATCACAGCGCGTTATTTCAATGGAATACGATATTACCGATCCTGAAAATACTTGCGTTGTTGAGATCGGGCAATTTTTATCGGCATTACAAAAAGACGGCAGGCTTGAGCAGATTGAAAGTGTGATCGAAAAGAACCGTGGCACTTGGGAAAGCAAACCGGATGCCGGAGAGGTTACGGATGGCAGTTTCCCTGATAAAGCCCCGCCTGTTCCGTCGAATGTAGTGATCAAGCCAATGTTTCAGAATGTGGCCCTGACATGGGATTATGATCCGTCCAGTTATATCGCAGCTTATGAGGTATATGCTTCACAAGTAAATGGATTCACCCCATTAAAAGAGAATCGTATTTTCAGAGGCAAAACAGGCGGATACGAGCATTTTACGGGAGTAAATGAAGTTTGGTATTATCGCTTGCGCTCAATCAACACACGGGGCACTGCGAGTGAATTCACGGATCAGTTTTCCGCGACCACTCGGCGCATTCTGACTGATGACATTGTTTTCGGAGCGATCACAAAGGAAAAACTGGCCGAGCTGGCCGTTGACGCTGATAAGCTTTCCAGAAACTTTGATGATGCCAATATTTTGCCGGGTTCATTGTTGGATAGCAACTGGTGGTATGCCTATTCAGGCACCAAGTACACGATAGACAAAAAAGAATTCAATGAAATGACAATTTCTCAGGATGGCGCCAAGGCTTTTGGTGTTTGTCAACTCTCTGTCAAACAGACGATGTCGCTTGTAAAAGATCACGTGTATACATTGTCTTTTGAAGTGAAACGAAATAATACAACAGATATATCTTGGAATCATCTAAAAAAAGGCAGCACTTTTATTTCCTTGGATTCAAGCGGGCTCACTGACATAAGCAATTACCCGGCAGATGAATTCAAGAGGGTGAATATTCAATTCACGGCACCGGAAACCGGTAATAATTACACAATTGGTTTGGGCGGCCGTGGTTCGGATGATAACAGTAATTGCAGTTATGTCGTAAGAAAAATTCAAGTCAGAAAAGGAGCGGTAATTAAAGAATATGGCTACAGTCCCTATGACGTAGCCCTGGTTGATGGGGTCATCACGAATAACTATCTTGCAAACCTTGCGGTCGGTTCAGCCAATATTCAATCGGCCGCGATAACATCAGCAAAAATTGCAGATGCGGCGGTAGGGTCTGCTGCTATTGCGAACGCCGCAATTAAAAAGGCGCATCTCGGAACGGCCATAATTGACACTGCGCATATCATTGACGGCGCAATTACAAACGCAAAAATCGCCAATTTGTCTGCTGATAAAATAAATGCCGGCACGATCAAGGGGATCACGATAGAAGGTTCTTTGATAAAAGGAGCTCGGTTTGAGCCAATCTCAAACTCGGATTCACTAACTGCCTATATTGAAGCGGGTACAATATATCAAAGAAAAAGAGCAAATTGGTTAGAATATGATGTTTTAGAATTGACAGCTTCATCATTCTCACAAAGAAGGCAATCTGAAGATAAAAGCGGTAATGTTGAATATGATATAAACCGTGTGTTAATCGAGAATGGCACAATTACGATAGACGGAGGCAAAACATTTCCGGAAGAAACTTATACTTCGGCCCTGAAAATCTATTCACAAAATCAAATTGATACTCGTGATTCAGCTGGCACATATTTTGATTTTTCGCTGAACAATGAGGTTGTTATGCAGTTGAAAAACACAGTAAATTACGACGGCTTAGTTGGAGATAGATATGAAGCGGTTTTGGAGCACAAAAAATCAAGATTTGTGATAAGAAATAAAGACAGCGGGTGGGAATTCTTGCAGGTTATGAGCCCTTTCGCAAGTAAAGGAGGCTCTTTTGGTCCAGTTAGATATCGAATTAATGAAAGCGGCGATGTAATGTTGCGGGGCTTTTTGAGGAAAATGGGTGCTGGGGAGCTGCGTGATTATGTAATTTGCAGTCTGCCTGAAGAAGTTGCACCGGAGTATCAGCAAATCTTTCCTGCTTACGTTTGGAATGGAACTGGAAAGGAACGTTTTACTGTGTACCCTAGCGGCGATATAAAGCTATTCTATGGACCGACTGACGGCCGAGAATATGAAGTGTCAATTAGCAACATTCATTTTAGACCAAAAGATAAATAGGTGGGATTGCCATGAAAACTTTTTTAGGAGTTGATAAAGAAGGTTTTGTAAACGGCGTGTTTTATCAGAGTTCTGAAGATCGTGAGCCGCCTGAAGGTTTTTATGAAGCTCCGGCCGAACAGTTTTTTATGGTTAAAAGAGATTTTGAAAATAACTGCTGGACTGAGGGCTTATCAACGGAAGATATTGAACGTATTAAAGAAGAAAGCGAAGGTTCTCAAACGGATGAAGAGGAAAATTTAAAAGCCAGAACTCTTGATCTTCAGCGTGTTTGCAATCTCTTAATGAATCAATCATAAGAAGCGGAGGAAATTTCATTGGAGAATCGAAGCGTTCTCTTCGGTTTTTTTGAAGACTGCTGGAAAAATGGAACTGTTTTGACCGTTGAAATGAAAAAGGCTGTTGAGAAAGGCCGCATCACACAAGCGGAATATGATGAAATTACAGCAAAAGAGCGCGGTAATGCGTATCCGGATCAAGAATAGAGAGGGGAACGAAATGCAAGAAATGACAAAGGAGCAGCTTCAAGAACAGCTGCAGATTGAAATCTACAAATCTATTTCACTGCAAGAAGAATTAGATCAAAAGAATAAGGAACGCGCCGAATACAAGGCTTTATATACATTTGCTCAAAAGAAGCGCGAGGAACTTCAGGAACAATTAAGTGCTGCACTGTCAGCGAAAGAAAATAATAGTGAACCAGCACCTGTAACTGAATAGGTGTTTTTATTTTGCCTCGAAGGAGGTGATCAAAATGGAGGGAATACATGTGTGGATGAATTTTGAAAGCTTACAGATCGCTAGAACATATCTTTTCGGGGAGGTGAAATACCTTGACTTGCTTCTGATCCTCAGCATCTTGGATGTCATCACTGGCATTATCAAAGCGTGGAAAATGAAGCAGCTCAGGAGCCGTAGCGCGTGGTTTGGATATGTCCGGAAGATGCTCAGTTTTATGGTGGTCATCGTCGCAAACATTATTGATACGATAACAAATTTGAACGGTGTTCTGACCTTTGGGACCGTTCTTTTTTATATCGCAAATGAGGGCCTGTCCATCACGGAAAACTTGGCACAGATCGGCGTTAAAATCCCGGCCGTCATCACTGACCGGCTCCATGTAATTGAAAGCGACAACGAACAGAAAGCAGAAAAAGACGATCAGGCAGCTGGTTAACCCGGCTGCTTTTTTATATTTCAAAACAGAATAGGAGAGATTTTTCATGACAATTGCAGTGAAAAAGAGATTAGTTTCAAGCGAAGAATACAGCCTGAAATGCCCGAATCCAATGACGCCGGAGTATATCACCATCCATAACACAGCAAACGACGCATCAGCCGCCAATGAAATCAGTTATATGACGGGAAACAGAGAATCGACAAGCTATCATTTTGCCGTCGATGATAAAGAGGTCATCCAGGGGATTCCGCTGAACCGGAATGCTTGGCATTCTGGCGACGGTACAAATGGAACCGGGAACCGTAAGTCTATCGGCGTGGAAATCTGCTACAGCAAGTCAGGTGGCGCGCGGTACCGGGCAGCAGAGGCGCTGGCTATCAAGTTTGTGGCGCAGCTTCTCAAAGAGCGGGGATGGGGCGTTGACAAAATCAGAAAACATCAGGACTGGAACGGAAAATACTGCCCGCATCGCATTCTGTCTGAGGGGCGTTGGGATCAAGTGAAAGCGGCCATTGCTGCAGAATTAGAACGGCTTGGGGGTAAAAAAGCACCCAAACAACCAAAGACAGAAACCAAGACAGGCGGGGCGACGTACACCGTCAAGAAAGGCGATGCTCTTTCTGTCATTGCACAGAAAAATGGTGTGAGCATGGCCACCCTGCAAAGGTTGAACGGTATCAAGAATCCGAATTTTATCAAAGTCGGCCAAGTATTAAAGCTGACGGATTCGGCCAGTACCCCAACAAAAGGTAAAAAATCATCTTACGCGCTGCCGTCAGGTGTTTTTAAAGTGACAAGCCCGTTAACGCGAGGGGAGGCCGTAAAACAAATTCAGACGGCGCTGGCGGCTCTTCATTATTACCCCGATAAGAGCGCAAAGAACTTCGGAATAGATGGCGCATACGGGCCGAAAACAGCAAATGCGGTCAAGCGATTCCAGTCTATGTATGGCCTGTCTGCTGATGGCATTTACGGGTCAAAGACGAAAGCAAAACTTGAATCACTATTGAAGTAATCCAAAGCTGCCTCCTTTTTCTAAGGGGGCTTTGTATGAGTTAATCTTGACGTAGAACAATTAATAACTCTTGACACAATATGTAGATAAAATAGGTGATTACGGTCATTTCATCTACATATTGTGTTTAGAGTGCTAAAAAGTTGGGCGTGAAGAAAAAAACACTACATATGGTATGTCATTTTGTTTTCGAAGAACAAAATGTAGTATTATAAAGTTTTTGATTAAAAAAATCAAGAAAAACTTCAAATAAACCTTCGCAAATCATTGTATAAATGACGATAAAAGAGTAAAATCAAACTAAAATAACCGAGGAAGAAAAAATTGATCAAATGTACTTGTCGGATTGAGTCATTTTGCAACCATCTTCATCAGTTGATACTTGAAATAAATCAGTTGCATAGTGATTTTTCAACCAACTTCAGCTTAAAACAAGATGTAAAGCATGTTCATTTAAAAAAAACTCAAATAAGACACGTAACAGAAGTTACAGAAAAAAGGAACATTTTCTCAATCGACAATGATTTTTTTATTTTGCTCCAACATTACGCAGATAAACTAGAAGATATTGTCATTTATAATGACTTGGAATATCTGTACAGTGAATTTGATTTGCGGCTTAGAGTAAAACAACCAGATTCCATTGTCAATAAGCTTAAATATTATCGTGTGGGAAAAAAAGAAAGCGGGCAAATAGCTTTAAGAAAGTGCCTGAATGATTTGTTGGGTATTCGAATAACAATTGACTCTTTTGACCATAATAATAAATGCTTTCAGGACATGTGTGAGTTGTTGAAAAAACAATACAAAATAAATTGTATGGATTCTTCCAAAGGCGACTACAAAGCATTTCATTTTTATTTTTATGGTGAGAGTACTTTTTTCTTCCCATGGGAGCTTCAAATCTGGAGAACAGACGATAAAGAAGCGAATAATCGTTCGCATCAACTTCATAAACAAGCTTATAAAGGTTGGGCGTCGATTTATAAGAATTCCACAGAAGTGGAGAAGTAGAGGTGATAAACATGGCATTTCATTTTATCGCGATCATTAGTGATTTTTCTGGTGGTAGAAGAATGGGCTGGCACTATTCAAGTGAAGAAAGATTGGATAAAAACTACATTTCCGACTTCTTTGAAAGAGTTAAAGAAAAATGTGGCATGGTTCAATTCGGAATTCACAAACTATCAACCGATTCAACTAGTTGGAAATCTGTAACCGAGAAAGATTCCTTTTTCGATGATGTTTATGTTACAGAAGATATTTCAACCTTTATAGATGTGATCTCAAAAGACAAAGAACTAACCGCATATGATGTGGCGAAATTTGTCCTGTCTTTTAAACCAGCGTCTCACTTAAAATTACAAAAACTACTTTATTATATCTATGCGGAGTTTTTGTTGAAAACAGGGGAAAAGCTATTCAAAGAACCTATAGTAGCGTTTAAATATGGGCCAGTTATTGAGAGCATTTTCTATAAATACAAAACTCATGGCAAAAGTGAAATAGATTATGAAGAAGATGCTTCTATAAAGCTTCGTACAGACGATGTAGTAATAACACCTTCTTTTATGAAGATTTTATCTTCTGAGTATGGAATTGAAGCTCTTGGATGTATTATAGAAGTTCTTGTTAAGTACGGACGATATAGTGCATTTGGTTTAGTTGAAAAAACTCATCAAGATGGTGGGCCGTGGCATAGAGTATACAAACCAGGTCAAAATTGTGTAATAACTGATGAACTTATTACTCAATATCACCAACATGCGCTGTAAAAAAACTCTCATTTAATTGAGAGCTTTTTTTATTCTAAAAAATCCACACCTTTTTATGCTTATCCCATTTCAACATACGTTCCCTCATCAAATTTTTCACAGCAGCACGTATCGTCTGCTCATCTTTCCCGGTTTTCCTTTTCAATTGTTCCATGGAGGGATTTTTCCCGAAGCGGCTCATATTAAAAATAATCCGATACACTTTCCGTTCAAAATCGGTCAT